CTAATCAGTTTACTGTAATTCAAACGCAGCCAACACCAACTGGATTAAACAATGCTGGAACAGTAATTCCATTTAGACCTCTGTTGTCTCTAAGAATTGCTCCTACGGCAGATAATGCTATCGGTCGTAACTTTGGTATTCGTGAGATCTTAAACCGCATGCAATTAAACTTGGTGAGTATGGGTATTAATACAAACCAAACTGTTATTGTTCGTGGTATTTTAAATCCAAGTTTTATGGTTCTACAACCTTCGGGTGGTTCTGCAGTTCCAACACCAGACGTCTGGGAATATCAGCGTCCAGGAGCAGGTTCTCTTGCGCAGGTTGTCTACCATGCTGCTGGTGATGCAATTGGTGGTGGTGATACGATCTTCTCAATTTTTGCGCCAGCATCAAATGTTCAAGTTCTTGACTTGTCGAAAGTGCGTGATTTGGGTAACTCTATTTTCTCAGGAAACGGAAACTTTAGATCACCATCATATCCAAATGGACCAGATATCTTGACGATTGGTGTTCAGCCAATTTCTGCTGATGCCACTGTGTTTGCTCGTGTGTCTTGGACTGAAGCGCAAGCATAATAAAAATAAACCCCCAGTACTGGGGGTTTTTCAAACAGATATAAATATCTTGATATGACACTAATTGTGGACGGAGAAAATAAATGGCAAGAAAAGTTCTAATAGAACAATATTATACCTTTACACCAGCAACTAGAACAGTTGTTATACCAAAGGCGATACAGCGTGAAAACTTAATTCTGGTTACCAACGTAACGCAGAACAAGGTTATTTACAACTTTAGTGATCCGAATCTTACAGCAACTACATATACTGTTAATAATGGTGTTACAACTGTTGTCCTAAACTTCAATACAACAACAATGAGTTCAACAGACTCGTTGCAGTTTACATATGATGATGCTGTTCAAGAGATTACTCCGTCCGAAGTATTAAACGATCCTGTTTCTAAATTACGTGTTTCTCAACCACAGTCGCTTATTGATACTGACTTTGAATATGGTCTGCAACCAACCAAGTGGGAAATTCTAGCAACACTTAATGGTCGTCCGTCATTCTTTATTGACACTCAAGTCCCAATTTCCATCAATGACGTAAGAGCAACAAACGCATCTCGTTCAATTGAATTGAGAGCGACATACAATAACGCAACTGGTAACTTAACTGCATCAACTGGTAGCTCAACAATTACAAATACATCAGGTGTTTTTGACGTAACTGTTTTCGTTGGTAATGCTGTTTACGACACATCTGATGTATTTGTTGGTATTATTGGTTCTATTGAATCTTCAACATCAGCTACTCTCACAGCAAACGCTATCGTTAACATCGGTGGTGCTGGTTGGAGATATGCGCCACAACAAATTCCTACAACAGGACAACCAATCCTTATTCAAGAAACCCTTTTCCCACAAGCGAATGGTGGTTTTTTGGTTGAGTCAACAACAGCTTCTGCTGGTTCTGGTTATTGGTCACTGTTTTATACTGCTTCTGCAAGATTTACTGGAACAACAGGATCTATCTTAAACAGCAGTATTACTGTCGCATATCAAGGACAATTCTATTCTAATTCTTTGATAGCAACATCAGCAGTACCAACAGCAACTCAACTTGGTTCTGCTCCTCCAGTAATCACATTCACAACAACAAGAAATAATGGTATAACAGTTGGCAACTTAATTTATGTATTAGGAACAACCAACTCTGGTACAGCCATCGCCCCAAGATCTTATGTTGTTCATGCTGTATACTCACCAACAAAATTCTCTGTTATGATGCCAGTTGGTTCTACATTACCATCAGGTATTGGTGGAACTACACAAATTTATGTACGTAATGAAGCCACTCACTTGCATCGTTCGTTCGATGGTGGTGTTCGCTTTAGTCCAAATAACTACAGCCACAACTATCAGGCGATTCGTCAATCAAGACGTTACTTCCGTTATCAGTCTGGTAAAGGTATTCAATTCTCAACTGGTTCTGTTTTACGACCAACATTTACACTTGATGGTTTAACAAGTGTTGCTACATTGTGCACTGCGACAACAAAAGAACCACACAATTTGGCTCCAGGTGTTGCGATTAAAATTGCTGGTGCTGTAGAAACACAATACAATGGATCATTTACTGTTGTTGACGTTAACAGCGAATTTGAATTTACATACAATTCGTTAACTACACCATCATTAGCAAGCGCAACTGGTTATCCAGAAGTTACTGTTGAGAGTTGGAAAGGCGCATCAATTCGTATTGGTATGTTCGATCAACAGAATGGTTTCTTCTTTGAATATGATGGTACAGATTTATATGCCGTAAGAAGATCCAGTACACAACAACTTTCTGGTTTAATTACAGCAACTAACGGATCAGATGTAATTGACTCCGTTACTACTCTTGGTACTGGTAAACAAACAAAGTTTACTAGTCAATTAAAACCAGGAGATTGGATTGTTGTTCGTGGTCAATCTCATCGTGTTATGGAAGTTATTTCTGATACAAGAATTAGAGTAAATCCAGAATATCGTGGAAATACAATTGCTGCTGGTACCATCAGTTTAACGACTGACACAAAATTCCCACGTGCTGAATGGAATATTGATCGATGCGATGGTAATGGTCCATCGGGATTTACTATTGATTTCAGCAAGATGCAGATGCTTTATGCTGACTATGCTTGGTATGGTGCTGGTGCGATTCGTTTCGGTTTCAAAGAGCAGAATGGTAACATTATTTACTGCCATAGAATTACCCACGCAAACAAAATGACAGAAGCATATATGCGTTCTGGTAACTTACCTGGACGTTATGAGGTTAATACGTTTGTTCCTTACACATATATGACTGCTTCATTGGCTTCTGGCGCAAATACATTGACAGTAGCAAGCACAGCAGATTTCCCAAATAGTGGAACATTACTTATCGGCAACCCAGGAGTTAACTCTTCAGATGCTGGTTTAGGTGGCGGTGGTCCAGGAGTAAACGATTACTATGAGTATGTAACATATACAAGTAAAACACCAACTACTTTTACTTTAACAACACGTGGCGCAGGTCGTGGTATGACTGGAACTGCTAACACAGGTTATCAATTTACATTTACATCAGCAACAACAACTAATAATAGTAATACATTAACAACCATTTCTCCAGCTTACACAATAAACGCAATCGGTAACGCTAACAATATGGTACCAGTTGGAGCGTATGTTTCTGGAACAAATATTCCAGAAGGAACATTTATTGTTTCCTTTACTGGTTCGACAATCGAGTTAAGTCAGTCTGCTACTGGCACTGGTGTTATATCAGACTTTACTGTTTATTCAATGTGTTCTAACATAAACGGAGCATTAAATAATGGTCCGACGCATACTTACAATGCGACTGGTCCAATTATTCCAGTTTATCTACACTCACCACAGTTTTCGCCAACAGCTAACCACTGGGGTACTGCTGTTATTATGGATGGTCGTTACGATGACGATAAATCTCTGGTTTTCACAGCAGGTAATCCAGCGTTCTTGTCTAACTTTACTAATACACCAACTGCTTTGTTGAGTTTACGTTCATGCCCATCAGTAGATAATGGTGTAGGTGGTGTACTGGGAACAAAAGAAGTTATCAACCGCATGCAATTGACATTACGTTCTCTTGGTGTTGTTACAAACGGATCTTTCTTTATTAGATTGGTTCTTAACCCAAGATTCGTAACTAATGCTCCATCGTTTACCAACCTTGGTGGTTCGAGTTTATCTCAGATTGAATATCACGCAACAAATACGCAAGTTACTGGTGGTGAAACGATCTTCGCTTTCTTCTCTGACCAAGGTGGTGGTGGTTTAAACTACTCAACTACAACATCAGATCTTTCTCTTGTTAGAGATATCGGTAATAGTATTTTAGGTGGTGGAACAACAAACAACTTAGATTTGATATCAGCAACATCGAGAGGTTATGCGGGTGTATATCCTGATGGTCCAGATATTGTTACTATTGTTTGTCAAAACGTATTAACACCAGCCAGAAACGTAACACCAACAACAGTAACTAGCGGAAGTCCGATTGCAATATTCAATGACGTCTCTAACTTTGATGTGGGCTGGTCTGTAACAGCAACATCTGGTGGTATTGCTCTCAGTGGTGTTATTCGTTCTATTACTGCACGTTCTGCTGGTGGATATGATGTCGCTTTCTCTAAGAATGCTACTACTAGTAGTGCTGGTGTTGTAACATTATCGCCACCAGGAAATATCGGAGCAAGACTTTCTTGGACAGAAGCGCAGGCATAAAAAATGGCAGCACCTACAACAAGAGACCAATTTACAGATTACTGCTTGCGCAAATTAGGTGCGCCAGTAATAGAAATTAACGTCGATGACGATCAAGTATCAGATCGTGTCGACGAGGCTCTACAATATTACAACGAATATCATTACGATGGTGTTGAAAGAATATATCTTAAGCACCTAGTAACACAACAAAATATCACCGATGGTTATTTACCATTGACTGATTTAATTATTGGTGTTCGTAATATATTTCCAATTTCAGGAGATAATGTAACTGGTTCTGATGGTTTGTTTAATCTTCAGTATCAACTACGTCTTAACGATCTCTATGATTTGACAAACGTCAGTTTGGTTTACTATAACACTGTTCGTAATTACATTGCTGAGTTAGATTTATTATTAAATGGAACAAAGCCATTAAGATTTAATAAACACCAAAATAGATTGCATATTGATATGGATTGGACCACAGATGTTCAAGTTGGCCAATATATAATCGTAGACTGTTATCGTGCATTAGATCCGACAACATGGACTGATGTTTGGAATGATATGTGGTTAAAGAGATATGCAACTGCTCTTATTAAAAAACAATGGGCAGCAAACATTAAAAAGTTTTCTGGTTTACAACTTCCAGGTGGTGTAACATTGGATGGTGATAAATTGTATGAAGAAGCTGTTGAAGAAATGAAAGAGTTAGAAGAGCAAATGCAGACTAATTACTCACTACCACCAGATTTCATGATAGGATGAAATGGCAAGAAATGTATATTTCACGCAGGGAACTAAGAACGAACAGTATCTTCTTGAAGACATAATTATTGAGTCGTTGAAAATATATGGTCAAGACGTTTATTATATCCCTCGAACATTAGTAAACAAGGACATCGTTCTTGGAGAGGATGTTCTCAGCACATTTGATTCTGCTTATGATATTGAAATGTATTTTGAAGATGTTGATGACTTTCAAGGTCAAGGAACATTTCTACAAAAGTTTGGTATTGAGATAGAAAAATCTGCCACATTGGTTGTTGCTCGTCGTAGATGGGACCAAATGATTGGTCGTTTCGGTATAGGAAGAATTCCTACTAGACCAGCAGAAGGTGATCTAATATATTTCCCACTTACTAAAAAACTGTTCGAGATTAGATTCGTTGAACATGAAGATCCATTCTATCAAATCGGTAAACTGTACACATATAAATTAAGAATAGAAACATTCCAGTATGCGAGCGAAAGACTTAATACTGGTATTAATGAGATTGATACTATTGAAGACAACTATACATATGATCAATTAGGATATGAATTGTTACTTGAGAACTACGATCTAATTGAAGACGAAGATAATAGTGATTATTTCTATGCGCAAGAACTATCAACTGACGAAGAACCAGAAGATTTCTCAGACGGAAAAACATATGATGATATTTCAAGAACAAATAGTTTGGTTGACTTTGATGAAAGAAACCCATTCGGAGAAGTAAATGCTTAATCATGGACACTTCTATCACGCCACTATAAGAAACAGTATTATTTGTTTTGGTAAACTGTTTAATCAACTTTACATAAAAAGAGAAGGTTCTACTGGTACAACAGAACAGTTTATTAAAGTTCCAATCACATACGGTCCAAAAGAAAAATGGTTGGTTAGATCTGAGACAGATCCAGATTTAAATAGACCTATCGAAATTATTTTACCAAGAATGACTTTCGAGATTAATGATTTTCAATTTGATACGCAAAGAAAATTAAATTCACTCACTGAACTTGTTGTTCAAAGTCCACAAGACAGTAGCAAGCAGCGAAAACAATTCGCACCAGTACCATATAATCTTGGTATAACACTATACATAATTTCTAAAACGCAAGAAGATGCTTTACAAATAGTAGAGCAAATATTACCATTCTTTTCTCCTGCGTATAATTTAACAGTAAATCTTAACCCAGATATGGGATATTCATTTGATGTTCCAACGATCTTAAATTCTGTTTCTTTAAATGATGATTATGATGGTCAATTTGAAATTAAAAGAACTGTTTTGTATACATTACAGTTTACAATGAAAACACAAATGTTTGGACCTGTCAAAGAATCTTCAGTTATCAGAAATGTTCAAGCAACTATTCAAGAACCTTTTGAGAATCCCCTAACTGGTCAGACAGAATCTAAGAAAATAGAAACATATACTGCAGCAATTGCTCAATCTACCCCTGTCACAACAAACCCAATACCACTTGTAACTGATGAGTGGGACTTTGATTTCGACGATGCCTAAACTATCTGAAAATTATAATGCGAATGTAAACTTAAAGACAGTTGGCGTAGATATTCAGTATACGCAAGAACAAATTCAAGAGTATATTAAGTGTTCCCAAGATCCAATATACTTCATTGATAATTACTGCTATATTGTTACTCTTGACTCGGGTTTACAGTTGTTTAAATTATATGATTGTCAAAAAGAAAAACTAAAGACGATCCATGAGAACAGAAAAGTTATTCTTATGGAAGGTCGTCAGCAAGGTAAAACTACTACTGCTGCTGCGTACATTCTCTGGTACACGTTGTTTAATCCAAGCAAAACAGTCGCTATTCTAGCCAACAAAGCAACAACTGCTCGCGAAATTCTCTCACGTTATCAATTAATGTACGAGAATGTTCCAATATGGATGCAGCAGGGTGTTAAAACTTGGAACAAAGGCGACGTAGAATTAGAGAATGGCAGTAAAGTATTTACTGCTGCTACAACTAAATCGGGTATTCGTTCTAAGTCCGTTAACTTACTGTATATTGACGAGGCTGCGATTATTCCAAATAATATTGCTGAAGAGTTCTTCACATCGGTATACCCAACCATTTCTGCTGGTAAAACCACCAAAATTCTAATGACATCAACACCATTAGGATATAATCATTTCTGGAAATTTTGGAATGATGCAGAAAATAATCGTAACGACTTTGTGCCACTGTTTATTCCTTACTGGAAAATTCCAGGTCGTGATGATAAATGGGCAGCTGAACAGAAGGCAACACTTGGTGAACTTAAATATAACCAAGAGGTTCTTTGTAAATTCCTTGGTTCTTCTTTAACACTTATTTCTGCTGATATCATTGCTCAAATGTCCCCAGCAACATACTTGTATAGGAAAGATGGTTTAGATGTTGTTGAGGCACCAAATAAACAAAAGGTTTATGTTTTAGTTGCTGATACAGCAAAGGGTGTGAATGGAGACTATTCTGCATTTACTGTGATTGACATCACAGAATCACCATACAAAGTAGTCGCTAAATATAGAGACAATAAGATAAGTCCATTACTATATCCAAACGTAATCGCTAAGGTCGGTAAAGATTATAATGATGCCTATGTTCTTGTTGAATTGAATTCTAGTGAGCAGGTTCCATATATTTTACACGAAGAATTGCAGTATGAAAATCTGATTTTCGTAAATAGAACTATGGATGGGCAGGTTGTTTCTGGTGGTTTCGGTGGTGGTAAAACACAGTTCGGTGTGCATACTGATAAAAAGGTAAAACGCACTGGATGCCAAAACTTCAAAGCATTGGTCGAAGAGAAAAAACTTCTCATTCAGGACATTGATATTATATCAGAAATGTCAACGTTCATTGAGAAAAGGGGATCCTACGAAGCTGACGATGGATACCATGATGACTTGGTTATGACACTTGTATTATTTTCTTGGTTGACTGCGCAGTCTTACTTCAAAGACCTGAATGATGTAAATATGCGCCAAATTATGTACCAAAATAAGATGAAGCAGATTGAAGAAGAATTAACACCATTTGGTTTTATAGATGATGGAATGCCTGAAAATGTTGTGCAAAACTTCTGAAAATGCTAAAATACTAAATAAAAGGATGAAACTCAGGTTGTTAACAACAACGTATAATCGTATCAAGGAGACATAGCCATGCCATTTCAAGTTTCTCCAGGAGTTGCAGTTGTAGAGAAAGATCTTTCTCTTGTAATTCCTCAAATTGCAGCTTCAATCGGAGCTACAGCTGGATTTTTCCGCTGGGGTCCAGTAGAGCAACCAATTACTATCGCCAATGAGGGCGATCTAGCAAACACATTCGGAAAGCCAGTGGGTGTAAGCGACTTTATTGCTCGCTCATTCTTCACAGCAGCAAACTTCCTATCATACTCAAACAACATGGTTGTTGTTAGAGCAGTTCCAACTACTACTAGCATTTCTGATGCTAAGAATGCGTTGACTGAGGATGTGGCTGCAATGGTAATTAAAAATAGTGATGATTACGTAGGTAATTTCGCTAGTTATACAACAACAAACGTAGCGTTCGCTGCAAAATATCCAGGATCTATCGGAAACACATTAAAATTTTCTGTTTGCGA